GTCGATCTTTTGCCGTGCGAAGTTTCCAACCCGGCTGACTTGTATTCCCTGATCATGGGACGAATATGGCTCAAAATGGCGGTTCCACATCTCAAAGTTCTGAGGCGGGAAATCTATGGGGAGGTCGAGGGGCCCCCCCTGCCAAGTGTGCTCAATATAATTCTCACAAGCCAATTGTTCCTCTATCGAGATCCTAAACTCCTTCTCTAAAAGAATGCGAGTATTGATCGTGGGCCCGACACTAGGTCCTCGATATCGGATGGATTCAAGCAGGATTTGTCTGGTCCACCGGTCAATTCCGCCATTGTTCTCCACAAATCCCCTAACGTCATAAGACCGTGTTAGAGCGAGAGCCTTAGTAGCTAATGTGTGAAGGATGGGACATCCCGGGTATTGATATAACATCGAAAAAGCTTTGGCTCGGAGAAGCATTGTTCTCTTCCCCTTACCACAATCTGCGAATTGGCGGGCTGCCCAGCCAAAGTTAAGCAACTGTTTGCGTACATCAGTCACTATTTGCTTGTCTTCCGGATCGAAAACAAGCCCACAGAATGAAGCTTCGTTGATATTATATACCTGCTTGAGTTTTAAACGGAAACCTAACCTTGTAGCTAACGTCTCATCTATTGACCCTGAGACATTAACCAATCCATCATCACCTTCGACGACAAGTCCGAACAACTTGACGCCACTCTTGTATGCCATGAAATGATTCAGCCAATAATTGGCTGCCCCATTCCCTAGCGATGTATCCATCTCGCCTGAATAGCGTATGGCTTCCATTACAATAGTCAGGAACTTGAAGATGACAGTGGTGCGGCCGGTTTTGGTTTCCGTAAAGAGGTTCAGATGATCCATGAGGCTCATGACGGCAGAAAGAATTTCCTCGTAATGTACAAATTCTATATTTCTCTGCACCGCCTTGACAAAGGACGCCTCGAAAGATGTGTAGTCGGTAACGAGTAACTTCACAACTTCCCCCACTACCTCTTCAATGTGGGATGGTCTAACGGGCACTGCTGTGTGCTTGACGAAGGCACGATTTCTATAGGTAACCTTTTCCATAGTAGCTGCAATAGGCCCAAAGATAACTTTCAATTCGTCAGTTCGTGAATTGATTGTCCTTGGGTTCTTCCAGTTTTCATAAGACTCATCTTTGATAAACGACTTAACTTTTCTGTGTCGCTTTGAGTACGGATCTATGAGTTCCTCACGTACTTTGTGGAGTCTTAGCTTATCCCTTGCAGAATAAGCGGAATTGGCTAGCCAGTCGTCGAAGTTCACTACATCGGAAGCTTCACAACGGTCAAAGTGAAGATCAAAATTTTTCCTTATGTAATTATTCATCTCTGTCAGCAGCGCAATATCCGGTTCGGCGTCAGAGTTACGCAAAATCCGGTGCTGTGCACCTGCCAAAACCGAGAAAGGGTCGTCGGAATCAGCAATAATCGGGGCATGCATCAGCAAGTGGGGTCCCAATGAGGTTCGGACCACCTTACGAAGCGGCTCATAAGAAGGTAACACATTCCAACTTACTACCGCACCAGAGCGAGGATCCACCACCGTCTCCATACTCACTTCGCCGACTCTATAGCCGTACAAAGCTGCGTATGCGCTCGAAGCCGGTGGGCACGGGGGTACTAGGACCCCCCTATGGGTCCACTCCCTGCCCCGGGGAGGGACCCATCCTGAAAACCCGGACGGAGACGAAGCTCACTACCTGAGAGTTCTTGTGACTGGTTCAGGTAGGAATATCTGGTCATGCTTCGAATCCAAAGGTTCCTCAGGATAATGGACGTGCCTTTGAAGCTGTCTTTGATCGTTTCTTCCACTCTATTGTAATTAACTGTGGCCAAACCACGGAGTGAATTATCAACAATGCGAGAAATTTGATCGGGCTCTGCAACTCTAGCTAGGGATGGATAAATCTGCACCACATGTTCGTCAAGTGCATAAATTGTCTCCTCCTTCTCTTCACAAAGGCAAGGATCTTCCTCCAATTGTCGCAATTGGTCTTGGAGGTCGTACGGGGTCCCAATCAATTCTCCTAGTATTGACCGGCCGAATATCTTACTTTTACAATAATGTGGGAACTTGACTGTGTATTTGCTACGAGTCACTTCGCGGTGGAGAATACTGTGGTGCCCATGCACATCAGTACGCCCATCCACGGATAATTTGGTTGCTCCCACCTTCTTGAATTGTAAGAAATTGTTGTACCTCATCTGTCTTGTTACAAACCAACTTACTGCCGCGATGACCGACAGCAAAATGCCAACCCAAACCCATGGCCTCTTCTGCACCTTAGTGGGGTACAGGAATTTAGTGATTGCCCACCAGGCTTTGGATTTGAGTTTGTCAGGAACGGCTACTCCTAAAACAACAAAAGAAATATATACAAATGTTGGAATGCCGCCCCCCACGACCCACTTAACAAACCGCGACGGGTAAGAACGAATGGGAAGTGTAGACCTCGAAAGGCCTAGACTGGGTACTGCGAATGTGTTGATCGCAAAGTTGGTTGGTTCGGAGCGGACTTCCTGGTCCTCAACGTCTAACTCCTGATTCACC